GCGCGTTTAGCCTGCGAATAGAGGCTGCAAATCCCGCCTCCGTCATGCCGGACTTGATCCGGCATCCAGCCACGGCGCGTCTGCGCCGTGAAAGAGTCTTAAGCGATCAAGGACTTGATCGCACTGGATTCCGGATCAAGTCCGGGGTGACGGTGTGCGGATGGTGCCGTTCTGCTGTGGCGCGCCGCCGCCTTCTGGACAGAAATGAAATAACTTCTGGACAGAAATTTTTGTAGTGCTTGGAAAATCGCCGCTCCAACACCAATTGGGTGATGCAAGTCAGAAAGAGGAGACGGCATGACTATAGGCATACGCTCAGATCACGTTATGGGTTCTTCACAATGGAAGAAGCCTCCCACGTGCTGCAAGCAGTTGAAGGATGCTTTCGAGGAAAAGTTTCTGTTCGCATCAAATTTCGTTGAGGGTGAAAAGGATCAGTCCAATCTGATTTATATGATGCCAGTGGATGATACCGGGGAATTGGTACGCAGAGACGGGGTTGGAATATCACATTGCCCGTGGTGCGGGACTAAGCTGAATATCAGAAAATAGCCCGTCCAACGCGAGGAGTTTTGGGGCGGCTTTTTAGCCGCCCCATCGTTAACTTAGGTTGGAAACGATTACCTCTCTCACGGATTTCTGCCCGGTGGAACTCAGCGTATAAGTGCAGTTCACCTCTTCGATGTTGAATCCCGAGAAAGTCTCATAGACGCCCTTCACCGCGTTCAAGGACAGGACGAAACGGCCCTTGATCCCGCTCAACACATCGGCCATTTCGCCAAACTCCTCACGACCGAATACGCCCGTGCCATAGTCCTTCTCATTCCCCCAATAGGGCGGATCGAGATAAAAAAGCATCCCCGGCCGATCATAGCGCTCGACAAATTTTCGCCATGGCAACTGCTCGATGACAACACCTGCCATCCGCTCGTGGATCGCTTCCAGTTGGGGGGCGAGTTTCAGAAGATTGAAGCGAGCGCCGGTCATCGTCACGCCGAAGTTTTGCCCCGCAACCTTACCGCCGAAGGCAGTGCGCTGGAGATAGAGGAAGCGAGCGGCGCGCTCCAGGTCGGTTAGCGTCGAAGGATCGACTTTCGAGAGCCGTTCGAACTCGCGTCGTGACGTGATCTGGAACCGAAGGGTTTCCATAAACTGCGGATAGTGGCGCTGGAGAATACGGAACAGATTAGCCACATCGCCGCTGATATCGTTGATGACTTCAATACGAGGCTGGAGATCACGGCGGAGGAAGACGCCACCCATACCGACGAAGACTTCCGCATAACCCTCATGACGTGTTGCGTTGATCTTGGCGATGATGATCTTTGAGAGAACGCGCTTGCCACCGATGTAAGGAGCGGCAGGTGCAGCCGGAGCAACCGGCGTTAGATTTACCATTTCAAAAAGCTCACGAGTCAGTCACAAGGAACCCGCCCTGCGCAGGGTGCGGGTGTGACGGTTATCTTGTGGTGTCGTCGGACGGGTCTGGTCGCAAACTTAGGCCCGTCGCTTGGGTGCGTAGAATCACCCGAGCCACCCGGTCAAATCCGGGTGGTATTTGCTCAAGAACTCGGCTTGTCGCGCAGTTCGATGAATTCTTTCAGGTGTTGCATCACGAGGTCAGCGTTTTCCATAATCCGGAGGCACTGAAACCAATCCAGAACCTTCTCGCTGGAGACCTGTCTATCTCTTTTGGGTAGCGCCCAATGAAGATCATGCGCCTTGGCTCGGTCTAGGCTTTTTTCAAGTTCACCATTATCAGCGCGGTAGCATTCAACTGTTTGCATGAAGGGTGCCTTTTAAGAGATTGCCAAACCGGCCTGCCGGTGCTTTTAAGAACCGCCCCTTGATGAGTGGGGCAAAAGAACCCGTCCACGGCCTCGAACTGTGGGCGGCTTTTCTTCAAACGATCCGGACATGTTCAATCACGAACCATATCAGCCAGCCCGCGCCCCCGAGGATGGCAAGAACGCCGCAGATCAGACCGAAGATGGCGAGATAGAATATTTCGTTCATGCCGCCGCTCCTTCGGGCCAGACAACAGCGGCTACCGCCTCTGGTTCTTCCGCCACCATGACAGTGGCCGTGAGTGTGGCGAGCGTCGTCTGGCAGACTACGACATGTGCCTTGCCGTCTCGACCGGCCTGCTGGATTTGCGTGGCGTTGTGCATTTTCCAGCTCCACAAACCGGCGACATCACAGACCCAGAATGGCGTTTGCCAGTCGGGCGGGAGATCGGGCATGATGCTGTCCGTCACAGAACCCATCAAATTGATTTGGGCTTTGATGTCGCTCGGATAAGTATGATCGCTTCCAAGCGCACTCGACTGGAAGCCCCCTGTGATCGTTGCTTCACAGGCGCCCCTCAGGGTTTCAATACGGTTGGCCTTGACCGCATCCAGCGTCGGAACCACCACAGCGGGCGCTTCGAACTTGCTGCCCTTCAGTAGCCAACCCAGCTGTACGGCTTCTGTGCACTCTTTCAACGATGCGATAAACTCGGATGAAAATGTGGCCGCAAGGTCTACAGTTCTCGGCAATGTCAGACGTTCAACAACCTTACCGCCTTCGATGCGGGCATATTCAGTATTTGCCATGCTCAATACTCCAGAACCACGATGCCATCAGCTCCCGCGCCGCCAGCGATGTCAAAGCCGCCGTACGCTGAACACCCGCCAGTTCCGGGCGTGACGCCTTTGGCGCCGTCACTTGTTCCGGAAGACAGGCCTCCGCCCCAAAATGACGATCCGCCGTTGGCGGAAAATCCGGTGGAATTAGAGACAGCGTCCTGACCATCACCGCCGCGAAGGTTGAGTGCTCCACCAGAAGCATTGCCGCCAGTACCATTTGTAAGAAGTGTAGCCCCTGACCCGGCGTTGCCAGTCAGTCCCAATGCAGCGGAAGAAGATCCGGGCTTACCCTCGACGGTTCCACCCGACCCGTAGTTGCCTGCCACTCCTCCGGTTCCCACGATAATCGTGTAAGATGTTCCAGGGACAACAGAGACGTAACCAATTGCCGTGCCTCCCGCTCCCCCTGATGAACCAGGCTGGTTGGTTGAAGCACGTGATCCTCCGCCGCCAGCGCCCGTAACTGTCGCCTTGACGCGATACACACCCGCAGGGCATACCCATGTGAAAGTGCCCGCAGCGCTGAACACATCCATTTTACCGCGCATCAATACGGTTGGGGAGAGAACCCATGATGTACCGGAATAGACGAGATCGACGGGCATACCAGCTGGAAGATCACCAGCAGAAAGTGTAGCCCCTGTCGCGGTCGCTATGGGGACAGCACCAAGGCCATTCACATTCAATGTCGCTGCCGCGGTGTTGGCCGTGGAAACCAAAACGGTGAGATGCATGCCAGCCGCCAGAGCGGCGGGAGCTGGCGAAAGCGTAGCCGTCAAGGCATTGGCCGTGCCACCGGAAATGGCGTAGCTCCACTTACCAGACTGTACATCGAGCGCCAACTTCTCGACATAGGTGCCACCTATTCGCTCGAATATGCGGCCGTCTGGTAAGCTGATGCCATGGCCATCGGGAGGCAAAACGTAGTTCCAGTTCGTGCCGTTCCATTCGGCAATTTTGCCGATATTTGCGAGCCAGATGCCGGTGGCGTTAGAAGGAACGAGATAGCTGTCGCCCACGGCCGGATTTCCAGGAGCGTTTGAGAGCGTCATGGAAAGAACAGGCAGCCACGGCAAGCGCATAAGCTGGCCCATCGGAATTTTGCGGTTTTCGACCCAAGCCCGCGTGGCAAACAACAGGGACGGATCGACCAGCAAGGTTACATTGGCGTTTTCGCCAATGATGATCTGGAACTCGTAACGGATGTCTTCAAGCTGGCCTTCGAGCGCGGTCGGCTTGTACTGGCTGACGGGTTTAGCAACGGCGATCATCGATCCGGCCTGATCGAAAATACCGAACTCGCGCATCCACCAGCCACCGGCATTGGTCGGGATGATCGCCGTGACCAGAATGGCGGAAGGATTGTCCGGATCGGTGATGACGCTTTCGACCTGCGTGCGCCAGACTTCGCGCACCAGCGCCGTGCTGGCGGCGGTCGGATTGGTTTCAGCGCCATTGCCGTCACCAATTGCAAAATGTGTGATAGTAACTGCATCGCCACCGGCCGCACTCTGCGCGATCTTGATCTTGCCGGTGGTGGTGACGAGCGAAAAATAAGCCTGCGCCATGCCTCAAGCTGCCTTTGCGTTGATGCGGATCGAGCGGAGCGCATAGGCTCCAGTCCCCGCGAAGGTGGAAATCGAATAGGCCGCGTCCCCGAGCTGCGGGGCCATGATGCGAACGGTGCGGCCGCGCCGGAACGCCGCACCCATATGAAGGGTCGCTTCACCGCGCACGCCGTACTGGATGGCGATATCCTGACTGTGCCGCTTGGCGGCGGCGATGATGCGGGCCGCCGCCTTCTGGTTCGGCAAATCGAGCGGCGCGTGGCCGTTGATGACGGTATCGCTGATGAACAGAACGACCTTGTGCGTGTCGTGATACGCCTTCGGCTCCTCCTGCCACCATTGCGTCCAGCGGGCGGAAACGCCGATGGTTTCTAACGCCTTGCGCACGCCCGCGACGGTCCCGCGCATGGCATGGATTTCCGGGGCGGCGTCGATCATGGCGCGCAGCAGATCCTCGCGCATGTCCGGAGAGATAAAATCCAGCAAAGCGGCTTCCACCACCATGATCGGCAACATGGCGGCCGGGGCGGTGAAAGCGTCCTGAACGACCAGCGCGGACGGCTTGAAGGTGGCAAGCGTCTGCGAAAGCGCCTCAATGAAATCACGGTCGCGCTGGTCACTGATGCCGGGGGGAACAAGGATGGCGGGAATGAAATCACTCATTCGGCACCACCACGATGTTCAACGCAAGCCCTGCTAGAACAGGGAATTGGTGGGCAGCAAGGTCGGTGAAATCAAAGCTGGTCAGCTTGGCGTCCGCGACACGCGGCAGGGCCTTCAGCGCTGACGTGATGACGGACGGTGCGATCTGCGGGCCGAGCTCTTGCGTCCACGGCTGGAAAGCCGCCTCCGCCACGCTTTCGAACAGCGTCTGCTGACCGGCCGCCGCTTCGCGAACGCGAACGGTCAGCACCATGTTGAAATTGACCGGCTCCGGAGAATGGACAACAACATAGTCACCCATGGGGCGGCGGGTGTTGGGATCAAGGTAGGCGAGAATTTCCGCCTTCAGCTCCGCAGACGGCAGGCCGGTTTTCATCAGAGGGTAAATGTCGATGTGACCGGGTTCCGGCCGGATGACGGCAACGTCTACAATCTCCGGATTGACCGCCATGACATGCTCACGATAGCCGTCGCGAGGCCCGGCCTTGCTGATCGTGTGCAGGGCGTTGGCGGCGCGAAGACGAAAACGCTCTTTCTCCTCGATATCGGTCCCGCCCGAAATGTCCGTCAGATTGGTGGCGCTGGTGACGAATGCGACCGGATCGAGAATATCCGTCACCTTGCCGACGCCGAGACCGTTCCATGTCGCGCCTGCCGCCGTCGCTTTGGCGGCGACAGTTGCCGCCAGCATTCCGGCCGGAATGACGAGATCGGAATCGGTGGCGAACGTCACGGCATTGCCAGCGCCGACGCGGGTACCTTTGGGGATGACCGTGTCGAGCAGCCGGACGGCGGACAGGCGAAACTCGATGGTGGTAGTAGCCGCCTGAGCCAGAAGCCGGAAGGTCGAGACATTGGCGGCGCGGTTTTCCAGGTGGATGCCTTCAGAAAAAACCACGGTGTTTTGAAGGACACCAGTCTGCGCCGCCTCGTTGAGCAATGACAGGGCATAGGCGGCAACTTCGATCAGGTACATTTCCGTTTGCGCCGGATAAAGCGTGCGGTTGGCAACCGCCTCGAACTTTGCCTTGAACTGCGCCTTCAGCACCGCAGGGTCGCGCTCGAAGAATTCCGGAGCGCCATTTTCGCGCAATTCGGCAAGGGTGCGCTTGACGGGATCAGCCATTGTAAACGACCTCCGTTACCTGAAGATCGTCAAGCACGGATTGAACCGGCCGCCAGAAAACCTGCGTCTGAAAATGGGAAAACTGAACCATGCCGACGACAACACGCTCGACAGTGACACGCGGCTCCCAAAGGGTAATGGCGTCCCAAATCTCGCGGGTCAGGTACGGGATGCCGATATACGGGTGCCTGTCGATGGAGCCGAGAATATCGACACCCTTTTCCGGTTCGGTCGGAACCGAGCCTTTCGGCGTCAGGATAAGATTGGTGATCGACTGTGACAGGTCTTCGACCGCCGTGACGATCTCACCGTAGGTGTCGGGCGCAACGGTGGTCTGCGGATCGGCACGGCCGACCTTCATGGACCAATGACGGTGAGTGATTTTGTCCTTGTCGATCATGCGGAGAGAGTGCCGCACGCCACAAACAAAAATGACCGGAACCCGGTTCCGGTCAGTTACTGAAGGTGAAGAAAGGTTAGCGGGAAACGCCCGTGATGACAAGCCTGAGCCTAATCGACCTCCCATTTCGCCGCCCCGGAGATCAAAACCGCTCCGCAGCCGCAGGTGTCGCCGTCGCGGGCAATAGGCGCTCCCTCGCAACTGTACTTGCCCGAACCGGAGACAATAGGCGTGACACCGTGGCCGGGAATGGGGCAGGAATGCATGTCCCCCTTGCGGGCTATCAATGCCCCTTCGGCCGTCCAGTTCGCGGCGCTGGTGATCACGGTGCCGCCATGCGAGGATGTGTCACCAAGACGAACGATCTTCGGCATCAGGCAAGATGTCCTTTCGCGGCTTTCACGGTGAATTCGCCCGCCGCCTCGATATTGACGCTGCCCGGTGTCTTCACGGCGACATTGCCGCTCCCTGTTTCCAGCCGCACATATCCGCCAGCAAACGTCAACACGATCTGGTCGTTTGCATTTCCTGAAGGCGCATCTTTGGCATTGTAGCGAGAGCCGATAACACACCCGCTTTCGCCCTTGGCGTCCATGGCGCACCAGACCTCGTCTTTCTCACCGGGCATCTGGAAAGCGGAAACGCCAGTCGATGTTTTGGCAAGTACGTCGATCCATTGCGTTACCAGCTCGTCTTCATCCTCAAACTGGACTTTGACGCGCATGGTCTTCGGATCGCGGTCAACGACGATGCCACGCCGTGCTGTCGGGTTCTGCCCGTATTCACTATCGCTTCGCTTTGACAAGCTCTGCCCCCGTTGTATAGCCGCTGCGGCTCATGGTGTGTCTGGAACTATCGATGACCAGAAGCGCGTCATAACGGCCGAAACCGCTGGTCTCTACCACCACGCCTGCGACGGCCGAAACATTACCGACCATTTCAACCGATCCGGATAGCGATTTCCGATTCTTGCGATGCAGACGGGATTTGGCGAGCTTTTCGGCCTGCGCGGCATTTTCAACCCGCTCCCCGGTGATGTTGAGCACGTCGCCGGTCGTAACGTCACTGTCCTCGACTTCGGCATCGATCTTGGACTTCTGGTTCTCGTCCATGGCCGTCACCTTGGCCTTGGAATAGGTTTTGTCGGTCTGGAAACGGAACCGGTAGCTTAGCAATTGCGTGCCGAGTTGCGCATGGCTGATCGTCAGGGCGGCGGCGCGGCCGTCCACGGATTTGATGCTGGTAAAGATCGCCCGTTTGCCCCGCACACTGAAATAATGCCCGGTGTCTTCGGCAAGCCGCGTTAGAAACTCAAGGTCACGCTCCCGGCGCTGCGTCACGCGCTGGAAAATTTGCTCCTCGATGTCGCCTTCGACCGACAGGCCGTTTTCGCCCGCGACCTTTTCTACGATCTGGCGCAGCGACTGTTTCTCGAAGGCGCGGGTCTTTTGCGTCCGGAGCGGCTTGGAGATTGGCGCGGCAAGACCGCGAATGGTCATTTCATCGCCGCTGCGACTGCCTGAAGCTTCCGGCTCATCCATCTCGAAGGTGCCGCAGGGCAATTCTCCGCCCAAGCCATCGTAAATGGTGAGCGCCATGGTATCGCCTTTTTCGGGAAACCAGCTGTTCTTCCAGAGGCCGTCCTTGTCCTGCACCGTCACGTCGATTTCATCGATCTCGCCATGGGCCTTGTCGGTATAGGTGATGGACGTGGTCATAGGCTTAATATCTGATGAGATATCCACGCCCCTGTAGATCAGCGAGAAATAAGGTTTCGTCGCCATGGTCAGACACCATAATTCGGGTTTGCGCGCTTCCACGGCGGCAACAGGCTGGTGTTGGCAGCTTCTTCCTCAATCACAGGAATTTTAAGCGTAACGCCCTGCGGCAGCAGGAGCGGCTGCACAGCAAGGTCATCAAGGATCAGATGGCGGTTGGCCTCCAGAATAACTGTCTGCTTGTACTGATCGCCATAATATCGATAGGCCAGCAAATCCCAGCGGTCCCCGGCAATCGTCTTGTATTCAAAATACTCCCCCGTCAGCTTGACCGTCATTTGCGCACCTGCGGATTGGTAGCGGCGGTGCCGGAGAGCGCCGTGGCGCGGCTCTTGGCGATGGAGGTCAACTGCGCAAACAGGCCGCCCGCCAGCGGGTCTTCCAGCAGTCCCATGGTGGCCTCAATTCTAACGGGGCTGCCGCTGCGGTTCGTCTTGGTGATCCCGAGCGACAGGCTTTCGATCACATAACGCTTGCCGGTAAAAGTGCCGTCGCCAAGCGACAGGGGCAGCGGCGACTTGATCGCAAAGGCGATTTCCAGCTTCGCCAGCTCGGCGGCCGGATCGCAGAATTCCTCAGAAAAGAAGAAGCTGAAGGATTGCGTATCCAGTTCCTCGCCAATCTCCTGAAGCGCCGGTTTGCCCCGCGTGGTGGCATGCTGGACGAACGTGCCCGCCCGCTCGATACCGTGCGAGACGGGACCGGTCAGCGGGGCAACGCCAAGGGGAATGGAGCCAAGAAGATAGATCATTGCCTCATGTCTCCCTTCTGCCCCTGCGGCGCTCTTCTTCTTCCATCATTGCCGCAAATTCCCGGCCACTTTCTCGCAGAGCATCCAGCACGGCCTGCTTGATATCGGCAGACGCACCGGCTCCAGCAGGAACCGTTACAGACGGGTTGAAATGGTAGGTGTTGCCGGAGCCGCCCGAAGCGGCAGACTGGACGGAAGCGCGGGCAACCTGTGCACGTGCTGCGTCAGCGCCGGTAGAGGCTGTTGCAACGTTCGGCGCGGAGATCGCGGCGGCCGCCATGGTCGCGGCCGATGCGGCACGCATGGCCTTTACCATCGGTTTGGCGCGGATCGAACCGGCGATGGTTTCGCCAAATTTCAGGCGGTGAATATCGGAGAGCGGCCCGACTTTCGCAGGCGAGGACGGCAAGTGGTCGCGAATAGTCTGCGTCATGCGCTGGATTTCTTCAACCACAACAGCAGCACGCGCCCGCATGCCCGCCGCCATTGTATCCATCAGCGCCGCTCCCTGATCGTAGAATGAAACCCCGGCAAGATAGCTGCGGGCCTGTCCAACCGCGTCGGTGATCGTCGGTAACAGTTTGGCTGTTCCGGCATCCAGTTCCGCAAGTTTCTGCATGGCGACGGTGGCGTTTTCGCGGAGAGCAACAGCGTCGGTCAGAGTGGCGGGCGGCGCAGCGGCTGCTTGCTCAGAACCGTCGCTGAAGCTCAAGAGTGATTTGACCTTTTCCCATGCTGCACCAGCTCGGGCGGCCGCGCCGTCAATCAATCCGCCAAGCGCGTCGGAAATCCCGGCCCATGACTTCTGGATCGCCTCGACGGGCGACCATTCGAACAAGGCTTTGATCCGCGACCATACGGCGTCCACGGCTGCAAACGCACTCTCCACCGCCGCTGTCGCAGTCGTGGACAGGCCAGCCCAAAGCCTCGAAATTGTCTCAACGGGCGACCACTCAAGGACAGCTTTAAGATTGGTCCATGCCGCTTCTACAAGGCTGCGCAATGCTTCAATGCCCATCGCAGCAATAAGTTTATTTGCCTCCCATCGCTGGGAGAGCACTTGTATGGGATCGAAGCCGAGCAACCCCTTAACCGTGTTCCAGGCATTGGTTGCGGCGCTTGCCATCGTGTTCCAAAGATCGATGAAAAACGCCTTGATCGGCTCCCAATTGAGATAGATCAGCGCCGCACCGGCGACGATGGCGGCGATGGCAAGGGCGATAGGATTGGCCATCAGTGCGGCGGTTAACATCGACAGGCCCATGGCGATCTGGACGAGACCAGCCGCCGTGGAGATCAGGATCGGCGCAAAGGCCATGCCCGCCAGAATTCCGGCAAGGCGCTCCCAGCCACCAACATATTCCGCCGCGACGGAAAGGTATTCGCCAAGGCGAGACAGGACTTGATAGACGCCGGTGGCGAACTCCCATGCAGCAGTCAGCACGGTCACGACACGGTCGCTAATGTAAGACGCCCATTGCTGAAGGGTGCCGTCATCCGCCATGCGGTTAACGGTTGCGAGGACTAATTCAAGTTTTGACTTCATCCAGTCGAAAAGACCGGCATTCATGATGGCGAGCTGGAACTGCATCCAAAGGTCACCAAGGTTGGAGACCATGCCCTCCCATGTGCGGGATAGCTTGTCCATCGCTCCTGAAAAGCGATCAGACATAATCTTTTGCAGCACCTTCTGGATGCCGCCGGGGTCCGACGCCAATGCCTTGGCGATCCTCTTTTGACCATTGATGGTATACGAATAGGCGATCTCATCGCCATCCTTCGCGGCGCGGATGCCAAATTCCTTCAGGCGCTCGTTCTCACCCGTAACAGCGTCGGCAATAGCCTCTACCGCTTGTTCCAGCGGCTTACCCATTGCGGCCGACATGTCACCAAGATCGCGAAGCAAGCCAGTTGTGGGATCAAGTCCATAGGCGCGCAATTTCACGAAGCTGTCCATGACGCCGTCCAGTTCGTACGGCGTCTTTGCGGCGAAGTTGGTTACCCATGCCATTGCGTCCTTGGCTTTGGCGCTGGAACCCTCTGTCGTTTCGAGAATGGTTTGGAATTTTTCGAATTTCGATGCAGTACCGACAAGCTGGCCCGCAGCCAAACTCGCAGCGCCGACGGCAACTGTCGCCACACCAGCGGCGAGCGCTAACCCGCGAAAGGTCTTGCCCGCTCCGGACGCGACCTGTCCGAAGCCTGACTTCGCTAACGCAACGGTCTTATTATGAAGGGCAACCGTTGCACGCGCTGCCGCCTCCGCCCCCGCCACAACGCCTCTGTACGCCGAGCGGGCAACGGACCCAATTTTAGATAGGGCAGATGCGTGACGCTCCGTTGCGCGCGTGGCACCGGCTGATGCGGCAGCGCCAGCCTTGGCACCAGCTTCAGCGGCTTTGGCCGTTTTCTTCTCAGCGGCCATGATTTTCGACATGACCTTGGTGGCGCGATCCACCCCCTCGAAAATCATCGCGAAACGCATAAAAAACCTCTGGTCAGATATCCTGAACAGAGGTCGCACATTACTTGGATAGGAATGACCGGAACTCGGTTCCGGTCAGGTCTTGTTTGAGGCGGCTTTTATAGCGGCAGCTTTCGCATCTTCCAGTTCAATCTGTTCCGCATACCACCACGCGAATTCGGCCTCATCCATGGCATTAAGATCGCCATGCGTCCAGCCCTTTTCCAGCAAGAACAAGTGCTGGGCGGGTACCGACAACGTTACGCCGCCGTCTTTTCCTTTCCCTCGTCATCGTCATCGCCGAAAATTTCGCTGATCAGGGTCAACGTGTCGCCTGCCGCAACAAGCTCCTGAAGGTCGGTGATGGTGAGTTTTTCACCGTCGAACAGGACAGTCTCGCAAATAAATGCTGCCTGCGCCTTCGGAGTGTCACCTTTGGCGATGCGCTGTGCTTTCATCCAGAGGCCGTGATTGATGAAATTCGGGATGCTGGCAGTAACGCCGCAGTCCTTCAGCGGAAAATCATAGGTGCCGGATTTGGCGTCCTTGTTGGCCTTCAGCTTGGCGCGAACGCCGGTGAGTTTCGTTTCTGCTGCCACTATTGTCTCCTGTGTGACGTTAGAACTTGAAAGAAGGACCGCGCCTCTAACGCGGCCCGATAGGCTGAGGTGATTGCCGCGTCAGCAGCGCATGCGGGTTTCGATGAAGTTGAGCGCGTCCGTCTTCAGGCTTTGGGCATATTCAGGGGCAAGAGGCTGCGCCGCCCTGATTGCCTGATGCCAGGGCATGAATTCGTCCACCTCCGTGGACGCGATGGCGATGGGGAAAACATGCATGACGAACGGGCCGAGATCGTCGGCGCTGACGATGATGCTGTAGAAATCGCTCCGGCTTTCCGTGGCGGCCGGAACCGGCGATGTGAAGAAAAGGGAGGCGATGACGAAAGTCGTAGCGCCAAACAGGGCCAGATAAGGAAATGAAAGATATCGCTTTACCATAGGTTCCTCAGAAGGTGATCAGGTGTGTCCGGACGCGCTATCAGCGCGGCCAAACGTCTTCGCCGTTGATGCGGTAGATGTTGTTCCACGCATCAAATTCGATGATCGGGGTTTCGCCGCCGTAGACCGACTGCTTGAACGAGCTGATGGAGATATCGTGCTCCTGCCCGAGATTTTCCCCGAGCTTGGCGGTGCGGCCGCCCGTCTTCATCATCTGGAAGCCGATATGGGTGATCAGCGTATGGGACTGGTTGCTGTTCAGACCTTCGCCGTCGAACACATCGACGTAGGAATGAAGCTGGAGCTTGTGCACCTTGGTGGGATTGAGGATCGTGCGGGACACTTCCTCATCCAGCCACTCGAAGGTGATCTTGCCGTCAATCGCCTGCACCGGGCGACCGGGCAGCTTCAGGACGCCGATCATGCCGAGCGTCTGGTGTTCGATCTCGGCATGGGCGATTTCGCCCATGTCCAGCTCCGTCACGCGCCCGCAGACATCCACCTCATTGATGTAGCAGTCGGACTGCGTGATCTGACCGATTTTACGTGCCATGGATTATGCCTCCTGTCAGGCCGCGAGCGAGAGCGCGTTGGAGATGAATTTCGTATCGACGTAGGAGTCGATGGTGATGCGCTCCATGACCGAGATCGGGTGGCATTCGAGCCGGTAATAGAATTTCCCGTCCGCGATCTGTTCGGCGGTGTTTTTCTGCCGGTCGAAGCGGAAGGTGCCGCCATAGATGGCGATGCCGGTTTTCGAGCGCAGATAGGCGTTCACGCCTTCTTCGGCCGCCTCGACGGTCATGGGCGAACCAAGGCGATCCACGTAATTCATCGTGTAGAAGATGATCGCCTCGTGGATCATGTCGAGGATGCGGCGGGCATGAATGAAGTTCTCGACATGCGACGAGGTCGGGAATGCTGCCGAGCGGTTGCCGAACACCCGAATGCCGGTCGCGAACGACCGCATCGCGGTGACGATCCCGGCTTCGTTCAGAAAGTTGGTGTCGTTCTGGTAGTCGGACGGGTAGAAGTTGATCGGCACTTCCAGATCGACCACGCCCTTGATTTCGCGGTTGGACGGCGAATTCTGCCAGCCTTCGTTGAGATCGGTAGCGATGATGACCCCAGCCAGCCGTGAAGACAGCGGATCAAGCCGGGTTTCCGTCGCCCCTGTCGTGTCTTCGATAACGACATGCGGATAGGTGAGCACGGTGCGGGCGCTGGAGGTGTTGGCCGTGCCAGCCACGCCGCGAGCGGCGACGGCCTGCTGTTTCGTCAGACCAAGCGGCAGGTCGGCAATCGCCAGTGCATGAAGGCGGCTCGCAACCACATCCATTTCGGCGCGAACCGCCGCTGCGGGCGAGTAGCCAGGTGCGATGATGAGCTTCGGGAAATAGCCGAAATTGTTGTAGCACTCGTAGGCGCCAGAAAATCCGGAGGCGAGACCGGCAGGTGAAATCGTGCCGTTGATGTCAACTGTCGTCACCTTGGAAGGATCGGGGTTGGCACCCTCCTTGTGAACGTCCGGATCGAAGACGTTGTTGACGATGATCGTGCCGCCGTCGCCCTGATCGAAGATCGCATCGAGCGCGGCCGGGATGGTGTAACCGGCTTTGTGCACACCGAACGCGGCCGCACCTTCCGCCCGCGAGCGGATGATAACGCGTTTGTTGATGTAGTCTTCTCGTGCCAGCGCCGTAGCGTGCACGTCCTGAATGGGGGCCGTGCCGTTGACGTAGGTGACGGCGGATTTCACGTCGCGAACGACGGTCACGCCGTCCTTGTGTTCGATGACTTCCGGGCCGTGATGGAAAGTTGCCGCCATGTATCAGGCTCCTTCAGCAGATGCGTCGGCAGGCTGCACTTCTTCCTTGCCGGTTTCGGCAATGAGCAGCTTTCTGGCGATCAGGTTTTTGACGGTGTCGTTTTCTTCCGGCAGATCGGTGTAGGAGGTGCCGGGAAACAGCATGCGGGAGGTGCCGTCCGCTTCCAGCGGCGTGACCGGACCACTGTAGCGGTAGGATTTGCGGTTCAGAGGCGACTTTGCCATGTCCTTCTTTCCTTCAGGGGGTTGCGAATGCGGGGCGCATGAACGGCGCTGGTGACGGAGTGCTGCGAGCCACGGCCGGGATCGGCAGGGAAATGCGGATTTCCCAGCGCCAGACGCCATCTACCTCTTCAATGAGCTGGTCGCGGGTCATGACGGCTGGGCCAGCACCCGCAAAGGACCGGCCCTGTACTGCAAGTCGGATGTCCTCAAGATGATTGTAAGCGCCGCCTTCACCGCGCAGCGACCGGACCAGCAGCACCAGCGACCATTCCATGGCGCGGGCCTGTGCGGTGTTGGAAGGACCTTTCGGAGCCGCATAGCGCGAACCGGCATAGTGAATGAGCAGCGCCGCTGGCAGGTTGGAAAAATCGTAGAGCTTCGGGTCGTTGGGGAAATTCTCGACCTTGCACTGGCCGGAGACATTTCCCTTCAGGTGCGGCAGAAGCGCATCTTCGACCTGTTCGATGATGAGCGGCGGGCGGGCGGTGCGTAGAACCTCGCTCATGAATTCCACCCATACAGAATACCGGCAATGCGGGAGGGCGGAATAACGGCCTCAGTGCGGGTCGATCCGGCCTCGCCATTGACCGGCTCGCCAGCAATCGGAAGCTCGAATTTCCCGGTGGCGACGGCCTTGATGTTGGACATGGCGGCGTCATGGCGCTCGCGCACTGTGGTTTCGACCTGTCCCTGTCCGCCCGACTTGTCGCGCAGGCGGTAACGGGCAACGTCACCGATCAGGCCCTTGACGAGCTGCGGCGTGTTTTCTGGCGTAAGCGTTTCGATGACGGCGTAACGGGCACGGGAATAACCGACCAGAATATCTTCGGCAAAGGTGATGGCGGTTTCGATCTTGGCCACGTCGAGTGTGCGACCGGCCATGTCGTTCAGATTGCCGATGCCCGCGATCTGCGAGACTTCGGCAAGGCCGAACATCGTCGTAAATTCGTCAACCGTTAGAAAACGTGGCATCGGTTACGTCCATGGGTGAGAGTGAAACGAGCGGGATGGATGTGGTGAACCATCCCGCTCGAAAGGCCCGGCTTGGGAGACTTCGGAACGGGCCTTATTTCGGGGGCTTGGCGGGTTTCGCCTTGTCTGCCGACTGCTCGGCAAGCTTCGCCAGCTCGGCCTGCGCATCCGCCAGTCTGGTTTCCGCGTCGGCTCTAGCCTGCTTTTCGGTGGTCAGGGCGGTTTCGAGATCCGCGATCTTGCCGCCAGCTTCAGCTAGATCCTCCTGAAGATCAGCTACGGCAGTGCTGGCCGCACTCTTTTCGCGATCCAGTTCATGCGTCAGATCGAAAATCCGGTTTTCGAGCGTTGCGGTATCGAGCAGATGATCCGCCTTCAGGACATCGATCTGGCCAGCGGCGGCGTCTTCCACCGCCTTCTGAAAATCGATCTCCAGCACGGTGTCCGACATATCGAGCGCATCGGAGAGCTGCTCGGCAAGCTCGGGATTGATGACGCCGGAGGCCGCGAGTTGGAGCGCCAGCGTCGGGGAAACGGTGACGGTCTTGCCAGCCTTTTCTCTAACGCCGTGGACCTTGGCAGGGCCGGTCAACGTTACAGAAATGTTTGGTTCGTTCATGATCGCCTCCTATCAGGCCGGAGCTGCGCCAGCGTTCTGGAGAAGGAAACCGGCCTCCGCTCCGGTGATGGTGGGGCGGCGCTCGATGGTGGTGGGATAAATCCACGAACCGTTGCGATCTTCGAAATATGGCTTGTTGACCTGCGGATAGCCATTCAGCTCGTAGGTGTAGGCGTAGCTCGGCACCTGGAAATTGTTGCCCTGCTCGGGGACATAGGCGAGGATGGCATCGTCGCCCCAGACATCGTTGGCAAGAGCGCTGTCGTCAGCCGTTTCCGGCAGGTAGACAGCGGCTCCTACGACCACCTTCTTCAGGTCGAAATACGCCGCCAGCATCTCAACCGTGATGCTTTCCTTGGAGGTGTATTTGAACTGTTCCTTGACCTTCGGGTGATTCTTCAGGGCATTGCCGGCATTCGGGCCGAGCGCCAGCGTGTTGGGATAACGGCCAACGGAACGGCGGATGGCTTCCTTGGCAGCGTCGATATCGGATTTCGGATCGGAATTCGGGTCCGTCCAGCGATCAGCGCCCGCCAGCGCCAGCTTATGGTTGCCATCGTACTTGGTCGCATCGCGGGCGAGCTTGGCCGCATCGACCTCCAGCGTGAGGTCAAGAACATCCAGCACCATGTTGACGGCCCCGGCCGCAAGGTCGATGCCGGGAATGATTTCGGCCTCCTGCTGATGTTCGGTCGGAACAACCGCTTCAAGGCTGTCCTGCGCCAGCGACACCGGATCATCGGCATAGCCGTACTGGATGCGCTTGCGGTCGGCACCCGGCGCACGGCGGGTGTTGAGCAGACGGAAGCTTTCCTTGCCGAAACGGATGGTGCGCATCGAGCGGTTCGGGATCGTGACACGCGGGAAAAGCGCGCTCGAAATGAAGGTGGAATTGCGATAGCCACGGGCATGCGTCGAAAGGATCGGATCGACAACAGCGGCGGTACGCTGGTTCAGGACATTGTTACCCATTCGGAACTGGTTCCTTATTTCATGAAGACGGTGACAAATTCGCCATCGGCCGCAGCAGTGAGCGCACGGGCGAAGACGTTGACGGATGCGCCGGTAGCGGTCTTGGCGCCTCCGGCCGCTGCGGAAATGAGCTTGTCGCCCTTGGCGATAGCGCCGCGAGCGCGCAGGCGGGCCGTGCCGATCATCATGCCCGCGACGTCGAGACCGACCGTTGCAGGGGCCTGCGCCATGGCTTTCACGGGCGCATCGTCCACCGTGATCTTGGCATCGTTGAAATCGACCAGATCGTAGGCGGCAAAGACCGTGGTGGCGGTCAGCGTCTCGCTGTAGAGGGAGTTGAAAAACTGCATGTCGGGAGGCTCCTGTCAGGAAACGGCGCGCACGGCGTCGAGATAGGCCGTGCCGGGATGCTGGCGCTGGTAGGCTTCCGCCCGGGCATGGACTTCCATGCCATTGGCATCAACCTGTTTGCCGTCAGCCGAGAATGAAGCAGGGCGGCCGCCGGAGCCGTTGATTTCGGGCATGTCGAACGCGCCGAATGAAACGATCTTCGGCTGCGCCGCCAGAATGTCGCGGAGCGCCTTGGCAACCGGAACGGCGGTTTCACCGGCCGCGAACGAAACGGAAGCTTCAGCGGGCAGAGCGTCAAGGATCGAAACGACCTTATCCTTGCTGTCGGGCAGAAGCTTGCCGTCAGATACGAGGCCTTCGGCAAACGACACATTCTCGGCGTGGGCGGCGTCGGCTTCGCGCTTTTTGATGCGCTCTTCACGCGCCTTCAGGTCGGCTTCCTGCGCAGCAAAGGACGGATTGGGGGTAGTCACGGGGGCTGGCTCCTTCAAGGGTGGTACAACGGGGGCGGAAAATGACGGGCGGGAACCCGGCTGCTTTTCGATCTCGGTTTCCGAGAGCCATTCGAGGCGATAGGCGGGCAGCGCCTTGTCGGCATCTTCCATGCCGAATTTCTCGATGAGGAAATCACGCAGCGAGCGCAGGATGCTGGAGGTCTCTTCAAAACCGCGCTCCCCGAAGGACGAGGCAAAGGTGGCGCTGCCTTCAGAGGAAGAAAAAGCGACGTTCTTCAGGCCGGAGACGGCAGGGGCCGCGCCGCCGAGAAAACCGATATGTTTCGGGTACCATGTGCCGGGGGTGGGATTGGCCGGTTGATCCGGGGAAAAAAGCTGAAGCGACACCTTCTTGTAGGTGCCCTTCTTGACCTCTTCGGCAAAGGCCGGGTTGATCTCGCTAACCGTCGCGTAGAGGCGGTTGGTCGTAGCGTCGAAATCGAAGCTCTCGGCCCATGCGAATGCCGGGGCATCCGTCGAAGGATGACCGACGACAACAGGTGCTGGCGCAGTCTCGTAATCGTAACCGTCCGCCATCGCCTTCAGGTCGGCGGCGGTATAGGTCAGTTCGATACCTTCCATCGACTTGAAGGTGCCGGGGCGGAAAACTTCGATACGGGCAGTGGCGGAAGCGGTGGTCATGTCGGCTCCAGAAATCATCTGAAGCGACCATGCGGCAGGCCAAAAAAGAAAATGACCGGAACTCGGTTCCGGTCAGTTGGACTTGGCATGTAGGGGGACAATGCGTCATGTCGGGATTGGTTTCAAGCCCGGATCGCATCCCGAATGCGGGTCGAAGGCCGCAACCGGCTCACAGCC